TCTGTCCACGATACTTTAACATAGTTGACATAGTCTTGAGGCAAGGGAATTGTTAGATTATTTGGTATTGAAAGTTCTTGTGATTTTACAGATTTTAATGTATCATAACTAAATTCCTGCATTGCTCTTTTGGCAAAGAAAATAAGATCTGTACGTTTTAACGAAGGCACAAGTTTGCCTTCTCCAACATATATCATAAGGAAATTATTTATAATATCATCAATTGATATATAAGAATAATCACCATAATTAAGATCTTTAAGCCTTACTCTATAGTAACCCGCTGCAAACGTGCCGGTTGCGAGTATTATCTTATTATTTGATATACTGTAATCTACAGCAACGGCAGTATACGGATCCGCCCCTGTTAAGCTATATTCAAATATAAAATTATTTTGCGAATAAGCAGGATCAGTTGGGTCCCACGAATTAGAATCATATAATTCTAACTGCTCGTCAAAGGTAAATTGAAACTCAGTTTCTGTGCCTGCTGCTTGGAAACTTTGGGCCCCAGCGTAATATTGTCTATTAGTTTCGTTTATTAATCCCATTTATTAGCTTTTTTCGTTTACCTTTTCTTGTTGAACTTGCCCGGCAGCTAATTGAACTATTTGCGGGTCTTTAATAACTACACCTGCGTATAAAAGAACTCTAGTTATTAAGCTTGTTTGTTCTGTGGGGTGTAATTCAAAATCTACAGTATTTGCTGGATCATATGCATACCCAGCTCCTGAGCTTGTAAAACCCCAGTTAATATTTTTTGGTTTCCTTATATATGAAGCCTTTATGCCGCTTGTAATGCTTGTAGGATAAACATATAGTTTATTATCTTCAAATATATATATTGGGTATTTAGCTGTAGGTTTTGTTAAGGGCGACATATTTATATGAAGAAAATCGTTTCTATCAACCCTTTCAACTTCTTTTTCATCGTTGTATATTACAGTGCCGATTTTATAAAAATCATTTTCATATAAATCAACCTGTATGACCTCGCCTCCGGCTGGAACAGTAGTCAGCTGAACAAAAGTGCCACCTAATGATATTGTATAGTCCACGGTTTCTGTTAGCAAAACACCATCTCGAAATACCTGAACTATACCTGCTGCTACGTCAGCGGCTTGCAAACTTGAAAAATAATATGATTGCTGTCCGGAAACAGCGGTGAAAATTTCTTGCCCTGTATAAGAAGAGGGTGTAGGCAAATTAAAATAATTTGAAACGTACGCTGCAGCGGCTGGCACGTTTTTAAATGGAGCAAGCTTTTCTTCAAGATTTTTAACCCTATTTGAATATTCGCTGTCATTTTCAGGAACGCGTAATTGTTGGTTTAAATCTTCAAAGTATTCATTGAATATCTCAAGTTGAACTTGCGTACCTATCTTGTTAAACTCGTCAGGTGTTAAGTAACCACGCTGCTCTTTGTTCATTATTAACAAGACAGTTCTATATACTTTATCTACGCTTACTGCCATTTGTTTAGTTATATTTTTAATAAAAGGCGGCAATGTTATATCACCGCCTTATATTAGTATTACACGTTATTGGAATTTTTTCTCTATAGATTTATAGATTTCAACCCCTTCATCCGTTTGTAAAAACGATGCGAACGCCGAGTATGGGTTTTCGTCAAATGGTACAGTCATAAGTTTTTTACCATTGGACGCCCATGTGAAATAACGTTGATCTTGTGAAAGCTTTATAATATTAGCTTCAACTGCTTTAATAGCAAAGTTTCTAAGCTGCACATTTTCGTCATTTGCAAGTTCTATAAATAAACCTGGGTTTCTTTTTGCAAACAATAAAAGATCTCTTTTAATTTCTTTTGAACTCATTGAAGCAACAGCAGATCCATTTTCAACTCTCATAATAGCTTCTGCTAAGTCAATATCAATTGCTTTTGCTAAATTTAAAGCTTCGATTTCAAGCTCAATATTTTCAAGTTCGTCTGTCGCCTGCATAACTGTATCTAGCTCTTCGTATTTTACGCCTTTCCACGGGTGATACAAAGACAATAGTTTTTGCAATGACTGTAACTCTTTAGGCACATATAGTGACCCATTAGTAAACATTACGTGCCCTAATGTAACCTCGCCGTTTTGCTCGTCTCTAAGCGGGCTTGGCATATTAGTAGCATATCTAATTTCACGTTGTTCGTTTTTTTCCGGATCAAACCAAAGCAATGGTCTATTTGCTTTATGTCTTACAGGAATTGTATATGTTAAAGGTGTTCTTCGACCTTTTAAGTAATAGGTGCGGTTTTTAACTTCCCAACCGTCTACCTTAGTTGTTTTTGTTTTTGCCATGATATAATAAAATAAAAATATTAAGAGTAATAATTACCCCCGTCAGTTCAACGAGGGCAATTACTACATTTAGGTTACTATGCGTTTTTCAACAATACAAAGTTGTTAGCACCTTGTACACATAAACATCTTTCAGAAAGGAAGTGTACTTCCATAGCGTCAAGATCAGATGTATAAGCGCCACCAACTGAACCAGTGATCCAAGACTTCATTCTTCGGTCATCAGCTTGCGAAGCGCGATAACGCACGTGCAAGAATGGACGACGAATATTAGTACCTAGGATTTGATCGTATACAGTTGAAGTACCAGCTGGAATAAGTACACCGTCAATAGAGTCAGTACCTGCAGCAGTAAGCTGAGAAGTATTTCCTCTTGTTGAAGCATCGTTTAAGTATTTCCAGTCAGTCTTATAGAAGTCGTAAGATCCTCTACGGAAACCGCTAAATCCAAGATTCAAAGCCATTTCTTCAGAGTTTTCAAACAATCCATAAGCAGTACCACCATCAGCGCCAGAAGACAAGCCAGCAAGCATGTCATCGAACTGCAGGTTAGTAGTACGATCTAAGAAAAGCATGTTTTCTTCGATAGCGCCTTGAGTATCTAGGTTTTTAAGGATAGGATCGAAATCACCATCTACAGTACCGATACCACCAGTGTGTACATTTCCACGATCTTCGATAGCGTAGAAAAGACCTTCAGATCCTTTTGCACCAACAGAAGCAGCAGAAATACCACCAGTAGCTTGTGAAGCGGGCTCAGCCTCTACCATAGCCATTTCAAGATAATCTTGGAAACGTAAGCGAGTTTCTGATTCAGCCTTCAAATACCATAGGTATCCAGAAGTTCCATCTTCAGTAGCAACTTCTACCCAACCAATTTGAGAAGCATCAGATCCGGAAACCTCGTACTTATCTTTAATGATGATTGGTGAATTGCTAAACTGAGTGAAAGATGCATCTACAGCGCCAGTCATACCATTAGTTCCTTTTCCAAATTCAGAACCGAATACGAATACTTTAAGCGCAGCAGCTCCAACCAAAGTAGTATCCCAAGCATTAGCATCGAAAGGATAAGCCTCTACAGATGTTGCGTCAGGAGCGCCACTAACAATCGCTTTTTGCTCTGTTCCAGTAGCTGGATCAAAAACAACAATTGTTTGGTTTTCACGGATAGCGTGAGCATGCTGACCAGCTCCAGCGCCAACTTTACCATCCGCATCTTGAATAGTAAGTGTAGCATCAGAAACGCCTGCCAATGTACAAGCATCATAAGATACGTGCAAACGGTTTTGTTCAGACCATACAACTTGGTCAGAAGTCATAGGCATTTCAGCGCCTACCATATTAAGGAAGCCAGAAAGTGTACGATTACCATATCGCTCTACTTCTGCTTCGTAAATCTCAGGCAAATATTGCTGTGAGAAGTCATTCCCAGCTCCGCTAGTAAAATCAATGTAATTACTCTGAAGAGCTTGGGGTTTTGCTGTTGGGACAATACTCCCAAATAAAGGTGTTAAAGCCATTTTGTTAAATTTTTAGCTGTTAAGTTTAATTTTTTTAATTTTAAGTTTTGAAGAATCATTACCACTAAGAACCTTAACCTTTAACCCATTTACAAAAACATCTGGCGATTGCGTTTGGCGTACATCACTACTAATATTTTTAGACTTAGCAGTCATTTCACGAATTGCGTCCGCTTTTCCTTGTTCGTAAAAATGATTAATAACACGGTCAGGGTTGTTAGCTACATATAAAGCTTTATGGTATCCACCTAAATCAGACAATTCACCTTTATCATTTAAGAACTTCTTAACAAAATTATTAATATCTGATTGAGTGTTTGCGACAGAAGAATTATCTTTTAAGCCGTATCTAAACTTCTTTTCGCCAAGATTGAAATCAAAACCTTTGAAATCACTGTCAAAATAGTTTTTTGTACGAGATTGAAAATTTTCTGTACGTTGCTTTATAAGCGCTTGTTCTTCGTTGTATCTATTGAAAAAGTCCAAAGCTTTTTGCTGCTCTTGAGTTACGCCCGGTCTCAACTTGATCTCGTCGTAGTATTTACTCTTTAAGCCTTCCAAATAGTTTTTGGCTTTTGCAATTTCTTCCTTATACGCAATTTTCTTTTTGCGTACATCTCTTTCATCGTCTAATTCTTCATCATATGAAAAATCTTCTAGTAAAAGGCTAATATCTTCACGCTCCAAATATGGTTTTGTTTTAGCGTAATATTCCTCTAGTAATGCCGATTCTGAAATACTAGAATAATCTGCGTTTAAACGAACATAATCTTGTAATGTTCCGCCGGTTTCATTCATAAAGTCTACAACCTTTTGAATATTTTCAGGCAAATTTGTTCCAGTTTCATTAGATTCAACAACAGCTTCTTGCACTTGCTCTTGCAGGTTTTCAGTTTGCTCTTGAATCTCTTCTTCTGTTATTTCTTGAATTAGCTGTACTTCCTCTTCTAGTTTTTCTTCGGAGGGCCGTACTTCTTCAACCACTGCTTCGCTGTCGCTACTGTCTTTTGGTTCTTCGACAACAGCATCGCTATCATTTGTCTCTTGTGCTTGAACGGCATCTTCTTCTTTTTTCTTTGTTAAGTCTACTTTAATAGGTTCTTCTATTTGAACCTCTTCTTCTTTTTTGGCAGTAAGATCAACCTTAATTGGCCCTTTATCTTCTTTTGCCAGCTTTTTCATTTTGCGGGATTTAACTTTAAATTCCCCTTCTTGCTTTACTTCAGCCATAATATAATATAATTAGATAATTAAAAATTTACTCTATTTAGGTTCAAACTGTTCTAACCCAAACCCGCCCAATACATCAAATCCAGCAGATTCAAAGTTTTTTGGTAACGTATCGTTTTTACGCTGATCAATCAATTCTGATTGCTGCGTTGCTTGTATTTTAGTTCTTTCGTCTTTACGATCTTCTTTATAAGAGTCTTTTGCTTTTACAGCCTCAGCCTGTGCTTCAGCTAATTGTTTATTGAAATTAAATTCTAACTCCATTAAGCGCATTTTGATCTCAGCCTCGCGTTCTAGCTTAGTTATTTCAAAATTAGTTTTACCTTGCTCTAATTGCAACTTAGATTCGGTGAGCGCCTGCTGTTTTTGTAATTCTGCTAATGCGGCGGCTTCTGATGCCTGAGCATTTGCCTGAGCCTGCGCTTGAATATTTGCTTGCTGCGCCTGTTGATCTTCTTTTTGTTTCTTTTGGCGTTTGATACGTAAGTACTTATTAGCTAAACCAATGTTACTAATATTACGTATTTCTATAGCATCATCCAAATAAATAGAGCCGGTTTGTAATGCAGCTTGTATATTCGCTTCTAAGCTTTGTTTTTCTTCTTCGTCAGGCTCTAATTCTAAATAAATACCAAAGTCATGCAGGTGCAACGACGATGTTTCTTTGAGTGTGTTTACATTAAACTCGTTTATACTTTGTATTAAGCTTTCTTCTGTTAACGCAAATTCAAATAT